GCACTTTTAGGACGTGAACCGGCTGGGTTGTCGGGATTCGAGAAGAAACATGCCGGGGAATGATTGGCAAGGCTCATAAAAACTGTGAGTCAAGAGTAATGAAACAAAGGAGGAAGAAGGTATGAGCAGAGAGAGGATGACACATGTTATCGAGGCGGAGGAGCTGGCAAAGCGAATCGCCGTACTCGAGAAGCTAGTTGGTGCCGAGGATGACGAGCTGGAGAAGCACGCAGACGAGGCAGAAGAGGACGATGAGAAAATGGCAAAGAAGGCCGCTGCCGACGATAAGGGGTTGGAGAGCGAAGCCGATGCCATAGCCAAGAAAGACATGGCAGAAGTAAACAAGAGTAGGCCAGCAGGTCCGGCAGACCTGAAGGACCAAGGCGACCAAAACGCCAAGGCGAATGATAATTGGCCGGTAGCGGATAAAACCAAGGTAGCCAGCATGTTGGTGCGGCTCGCCAAGGAAATCCTGAAATAATGTGTAGAAATTGGGTTACGGAACTAATTTGTGGCCCTAGAAAAAAGTGTAATAATTTCTTTATATTTTTTTCATAGGGTGAAAGCCATGGATTGTTCTGTCATCCGGATAAAGGAACAACGGAGGAAGTTTCATGAGTGATATGAGTAGGCTCGAGCAGAGGGTAGCCACCCTTGAAGCAGCTCTGAAGGGCAAGAGAGCCGCAGACGCTGATGAGGGTGATGAGAAGGAAGCCTCTTTGAAGGCGGACATCGTTGCGATGGAGAGGAAACTCGCAGGCGCTGACGAGGCCGACAAGGAAGACGAGAAGAAGGCCGCTGAGGCCGACAAGGAAGACGACGGGAAGAAGGCCAGCGAGGTTGACCCCGATGGTATCGAGGAACAAATCACGCAGGACAGGTTCACCGAAGTCGAAAAAATCACGCATGGCACGGAGCTGACAACGGGTCCGTCGATGGGCGCAGTTGCCCCGACTCGTTCTGAGTACGTGGCCCGGCTGAAGAGTGCTTCGGTTCGCCTCGACAAGGTGGCCGAATATCTGGAGAAGCATGGTCGTCGTGAACTGGCATTCCGAATCGATAAGATTGCGGACGCCATTGACGAGAAAATCAACGAGGAGGATAAGTAACATGAGTCGTGTAAGACTGACAAACAGGCGTGCGGCTGATATGAGCATCCCATATCCGGGAAATGTGAATCAGCCTAACAGGAAGGACCCGGGTTGGGAAGATTATCACACATTTGAGCAGACCGTGAACCACGAGCTGCCCGATATGCGTGATGATTGGAAGAATGACGAGCGTGATGGCATTGGTTTCGGAAAGCCGGAACCGTGGGGTGAGAGTCCGAATACTCCGGGTGCCCTGCCTCCTCCGACCGTGGCTTCTGTTCGTGTAGCAGCTAACAAGGCGGTTCGTATCGCCGTGTTGCTGTTGGGCGAGAAAGTCGACGACGATGTTATCGAGGCACAGGCTCGTGACCTTATGACCCTCTCCGGAGAGTCCATGGACAGGACCCTTGGTCGTTTCGCCGAAACTCAGAAGCTGTATGCTGATGACGATAAGGACGAGGACGACAAGAAGGCAGCCGACGAGAAGGACGAAGAGAAGAAGGCTGCTGATGAGAAGAAGGAAGACGAGAAGAAGGCGTCCGACGATAAGGACGAGGATGACAAGAAGGCAGCCAAGAAGGACGACGACAAGAAGTCCGCCGAGAAGGACGAAGAGGAGAAGAAGGCGGCTGACGAGAAGGACGAAGAGAAGAAGGCTGCTGACAAGAAGGAAATGCCTCAGTTCATCAAGGACAAGATCGAAGAGTCCAAGGAGAAGAAGGGCTCCAAGGAACTCGCCGAGAAGGCCGACAAGAAGTCCGCCGAGAAGGAAGAGGAGCAGGACGAGAAGAAGGCCGCTGACGAGAAGGACGAGGACAAGAAGGCTATGTCCGCCAAACTCGCTCAGTTGGAGTCCGTGATCGCCAGCATCAAGAAGTCGCTGGATGAGAAGGAAGAGGAGAAGAAGGCAGCCGACGAGAAGGACGAAGAGAAGAAGGCTGCTGACGAGAAGAAGGAAGACGAGAAGAAGGCCGAAGACAAGAAGGAAGACGAGAAGAAGGCAGCCGACGAGAAAGAAGAGGACAAGAAGGCTGCTGATGAGAAGAAGGACGAAGAGAAGAAGGCAGAAGACAAGGAGGACGAGAAGAAGGAAGCCAAGAAGGCTGGTTCGACTGAGATGGACATTGAGCTTACCGGCTCGATGGACGACGAGGTGGAGCCTGACCCCGAGGCGGATGCTCAACTCGCTTCCCTGTTTGAGGACAGGACAGCGGCTGAAGAGGACGTCGACGAGAAGAAAGTCGATGCTTCCAAGAAAGCCGGTATTAAGAAATTGGGCGGTCAGCCCAAGGTTGCCAGCACAACGGGTGCTGGCGTAACCGACATCAGCCAACTCTGGGAAACGGCCCCGGATGTTAGCGAAGTATTCAAATAAAGCCGTAAGGAAGAACGGAGGAACAAGCGATGAGTCTAACGATTCTGATTCGTGGACATCTCGACGCTATTCCGGTGCTCTCCGATGATTGTTTTACCAAAGACAATTACGGGGCGTATGCGAATACGACGTTGAGTGTCAACACTCCTCGTGGAGTCCTCGGTGGATCGGTGGCAGCGATTTCCGCTGGCAACGATTATACCGTGGTTCCATGCACGGACGTGCTTCGTCCGGTAGGACTGTTCGTGAATGACGCAGCAGGTGCGGCATTCGAAAACAGCCCCGCCGTGGCGTCGGGCAAGGTCACGGTAATGAATGCCATGGCCAAGGTCGAAGTTGATGTGTACGAGACGCAGACGGCTGCGGACGATACTATCGACATCGTCTACACAGTGGGAGACTTGCTCTACAGTTCAGCGCAAGGACTTCTGACAAACGAGGAGTCTAACGAGGCTGCTCCCAAGACGGTCATCGGTATTCTCACGAAGAAGCCGACGGTTGCAAGCCCGACCATGGGTCTGGACATGCGCATCTGACCCTAACGGGTGATGCTTCAAGGAGGAAAAGACAATGATAGATAACCAGACCAAACAGGAAATCATCAGCCAGCATATCCGCACCGCCGCAGGGCGTCAGCGTTTGGCAGCTAGTATGATTCAGCCGCTCCGCAGGCGGCGTGACTACGCTTCGGTTGGACGCAAGGCGTTCTTCGTCGAGGCGTTGCCAGATGGAGCTTTGCCGATTTACGACAAAGATCCGAATATCACCGCCTATGTAGTCGGTGAAGAGGGAGCGAACATCATAGCGGTTGCGAAGCCCAAGAGGGTTTTGTTCCCGTTGTTCGAGATTGCCAGCAACCCCGAAATCCAACTGACGGAAATCAAGCAGCGTCGGTTCGATTTGATTGAGCGTTCGGTTGATTTGGCGAAGTCCGAGATTCAGGCTGAGGAAGACCGCAAGGTGTTCGCAGTCATGGATGCTCTGGCCGCTGACCCGACGAACCCCAATCCGCCGATTCCGGTGACGGGTAACCTCACGGCGAACGCTCTGGCGGACGCCTTCGCTAACGTCGAACGCAGTGACATTCGTGTCGCTACGGTCTTCCTGAATGCGAAGGACTACGCAGACCTCCGCAAGTGGGACAGGGACACGCTGGATATCGAGACGCAGGCGGTCTTGCTGAAGACTGGTCTGATGGCGACGCTCTGGGGAGCCAAGCTCATCGTGAGCAGGATTGTTCCGGAAGGAACAGTTTATGTTTGCGGCGAGGCCGAGTTCTTCGGACGTATCCCGGTTCGCACGGAGCTGACAGTTCTCAGCGCCGACGATCCCAAGAATCGTCTGATCGGATTCAGCATCTTCGAGCAACTGGGAATTGGGGCATACAATCCATTTTCGCTCCAAGTTTTGGAGATAGCCAGAGTCTAAGGTTACTCTGGTTGTTTGCTCGAAATAGCTAGGAAAACCTAGAAGCCCCGTAGGTGCAAATCTACGGGGCTTCTTTTTGTGTTGACTATTATTTTTAGCCGATGTAGATTGAATTAAGAATTAAGGAGGATAGTGTGAAAACTATAATGTGTGAGACGTGTGGTGGTGTAGTTGTGGATGGACCTCAAAAACATCATCATGGGAAAAGATGTCCTAGTTACAAACAAGATAGTGTGGACCATGTGGTGTGTCGAGAGTGCGGATATCGTTCTCCCGTCCTCGTAAAGCATATCCGACTTCATGGTTTGGATGCGAAGACATATTTTGAGAAGTATCCCGGAGCGTCGCTTCAGTTGAGAAGTATTGTGGAGAAAAGGAATAGGGCCAATCTTGGGACTCATGTAAAGCCTATCGGAGAGCGTTCTGATGCCGTGGTGTGTGACAAGTGCGGCCATACTTATTTGGAGCGATTCGCTAAGAGGCATTTGGAGGAGTGCGTACCGTCCCATCCGGATAAGTATGTAGAGGGGAAAGATTTTGTAAAGTGTCCGGAGTGTGGGTGTGCTTTGTTGCGACTAGGTCAGCACATGAAGCTAAAGCATGGGTGGACGAATGATAGAGTTACAATGGAGGCAAACAAGGGTTTGATTCTCACATCATCGTGTGTGAGGGATAGGTGGGCCTCTGGTCAGGATTTTGATGCTATTGATAAAAAGAGGCGGGCTACGATGGTCGAGCGATACGGGGTAGATAACCCATTTTCATCTCCGGAGGTTAGGGAGAAGATTGTTGAGACAAATCAGAGGCGGTATGGGGTTAACCATCCGATGCAGAACGAGGAGGTGTTTACTCGGCAAAGGGAGTCATCGGAGAACGGTCCTTCGGCGCAGGAGAAATTTTTTGATGAGCATACGTGTGGTAATGTCGTTTTTTGTGGGTATGGGGGACGGTTCATTCGTACCAAGACGGGTGTTCACAAGTATGGAAGATTGGTGAAGGATTTGAACCCAGACTTCATTGTGTTGTCGAGTAATGTAATGGATTCGGCATTGGAGGCTTCGAGGGATAGGAAGCCGATGGATAGGCAGAAGCATCGTTCTCGTTATGTCATAGAACTGCTTGGTGATTACTATCATTCTGAGAAGGTGATTGGGGTAAAGCCGGAGGAGCACGAGAGGGAAATTGTTGAGGCATACAAGTCGGCTAGGATAGAGTGTTTGGTGTTATGGGAAAAGGATGTGATGACTCGGTGGGAGGCTATTCGTCCGATGGTGGATGCTTGGGTGGAAAAGGCGGTAATGGATATGAATGAGAATCCTATTTTTAGTCGGGCGACGAAGTCGAAGGTAGACAGGCGGAAGGGTGATTTGATTGCGCCTGATGGTTCAGGGAGGAAATTCAGGAGTCGCAAGCAGCTTGATAGATGGATGGCGAGTCCATTGAACTATTGGAAGGCGGGGTTGGTGGAGGGCAAGGATTACATTTTGTGTTTGGAGTGCGGGACGAGGGTATCCAAGGTGACCGAGCATTTGAGGAAGTCTCATGATGGTATGACGAAGGAGGAGTATCTAACAAAGCATCCGGGTGCTCCTACGGTTTCG